GGATTTATATTAACGGCACTATTCTATTTCCCTGGCCTAATTTACGCCCTTAATGACCATAAATGTGGCAGCACCAAAGGAATGAATACATCTAATAGTTCTTCTAATAACACTAGTGCTGGCGAGGACAATGCCCGATATGCCGATGGAGCCTAATGGAACTTTGCGGCGAATGAGGATGAATAATTATGTTTCTTTTTTTTATGTCTATCCCTGAAGACTATCAAATTAATGATGTCAGAACGACTAAAGATTTTATCAACAAAACCTTTAGTGGTTATCTAAAAACCGATGTTTTCAAAGGCCTATTCAAGGCGATCGATAATTATAAGGTGGAAGAAGCCTGTAATTGGACCACCGAATTAATCGTATCAGGTCAAACCGATAAGCTTTATGAGCGTTTCATTTTATACGCATGTAAATATATTAATGTAGGTAATCGCCTATTACCAGACCGCATCTATAAAAGATATCAGACGTATGTGAATGCCAATGCCAATGCCAATGCCAATGCCAATGCCATTAACAATCAGGTTATTCGCAATCACCTTATAGAACTAACGGTAATTCTATGTTTATCGACAAAAAGTAAGGCCTTGTCGTTTCCAAAAATAACGGAACTCGATTACACCAATGAAATATTAGCGACTAAATTTAAGGCAAATGATAAACATATAGTAAGTGCTAGTCTCAAACCATGTGACGCCGAAGAATTGCGAGTGGTTATTAATGAACTATGGTATAGTGTTCGCATTAAGAATATGCCGATGGTTCTATATTGGCTAAAATGGATGGTGGTATATGAGAAACAACTAAATAAAAATAAGAAGCAATTGATGTGCGCCACACGGAAAATAGATGGTATACCGGCGAAATTCCATACAAATTATATTTGGATTATTTGGGATATTATTTTACGAGAATCACGCTCACATATTAATGCCAACCAAATTAATAGTTTATATAATATTTACGTTGCTCATTATAAGAAATCGACACCAATTATTATAGTAGTAAACGCTATTCAATATTTCACGGCCGGAACCTATAATTCTTCGCGACCTATATGTTCCAACTATAATATTCTTATTCAGGCCACCGCTAAAGTAAATTTCATATTTCAAAAGAAAAAACCATATGAAGTGAAAAAACTAAAAAACGTGGAATTTAAGAAGAATGCTGACGGCAAAGGTACCGCCAGTGCAAAGCAAGACGCCATGTTTGATATTGATACCTTTATCCGCGGAGGAAGCCAAGGCTAATACCGCAGTGACTACCGCAGTGATTTTATTATACTATATTATATTAAATGAAATATCATATAATACTTTTGGTATTATTTATAATCCTATTTTTTATAGCCTATAAGGTCGTATTTTCTAATCGCACTGGAGCTAAATTGTTGGAGTTCGAAAACACGTTCATCAAGAATGTAAGAAAAAACCAGCTGGATTTCTGCACCGACACCTATAGGCGACGCAATATGGCCGAATTTTATGTTGCGAGTAGCCATCAACCCTTCCTAACTGGTTTTAAGAAATATGATTATACCAGTTATGATATGTTAAAAAAAACAATTAAATATGGTGCGCGATATATAGAACTGGAAATCTATAATAAGGAAATGAAAAACCATACCATACCCGTTGTTGCAAGTGACAATTCACAGAATTCGTTGGACGCAGTTCAGTGTTTCGGCATTATTGCGAAATATGCCTTTTCAGAGAAATATATAGACAACTATCGTGATCCATTTTTCATTTTCTTGGATTTCAAGACAGCGGGAAATCATCGAACTCTGGATAAACTTTATGATATTATTCGTAATACTTTGCGGCATAAAATTCTGGATGAATCTTTTAGTTATGAAAAGAAAAATATAGCAACTACCGATATGTGTCAGTTAATGAATAAGGTAGTCATATTTTCCAACGCACCAGTGGAAAAGGATAAATCCAAAATAAGTGAACTCATTAATATGTCAACGGAATCATCCTATTTTAGACGAATCCGCTATGATCAATTACCATTACGTGAAGAACTCGCTCGCCCAAAAGATTATCCCGAAGTCGCAATAAACAGCACCCGTATTTCCTTCAATAAAAATATACTAACTATTGTTGATGACGGTGTTAGTTTTATTGACGCGGGTATTAATAAGACATTAGTGGTGAAAATCGTCGGTTCAAAGAAAAATGACACCTTCAGTCGCCTATTACAACTCAAACAGGTGACCAATAATCAGCTGGTATTCGATCCCAGTGTAGATTTCGCCATAGAACCGTATGGTGAAAAAGTCCAACTGAAAGCTTTTAATCGCTCCTATGAATTGAAAAATCTACATAATGATAATAAGAATTCAATAACGGTAGTTTATTCCAAATATGATTTCTTTACGATGAATTTCAATCCTCACGACGCATGGCGGCTGGGATGTCAATTCGTCTGCATGAATTACCAATATATTGATGCCAATTTACGAACATATATGCGGAAGATGAAGGCTTTTTCGATTATACTCAAGCCGACCAATCTTATCAACTATATGCCGAAAGCCAAAGTTGCCAATCTAAGCTCCCTTTATCCAAAATACCAAGATCAAGATATTCCTATTATAATGGATTTTCTGGATAATTACCACAATATCTATCTGGTTCCATCCCTTAGCGACCAGATGCGAATCATTAAAGATAAACATACTATGAAATTGTCGCCGAACTATAAGACGAATAATAGTGTATTTGAAATAGTAGATGGGTTGGATGGGAGGTATGGTAGTATTTCTTTCAAGCACGGCGATGAATACTTAACAAGTAATGATTCCTGTTGCTACCTGAAATTCGATAAATTTTATGGAGATGATGCTGAACGCGAAAACGCATCGTTTTATCCCATTGAACCTCTGTGTGGTGACGAAAAATATACATCATTCATACAGGTTAAAGGTGACAAGAAATACTATCTTAAATATCGCAAGAAATTCAATTATAAAACCAAGCTTTATTCAAAGAGAACTAATGACTATAAATATATTACCAGTATATCTTCAGATAATGGTATTATTAAAATTTGGGAACCTGTCAATACCAACCAATATAGGAGTGTTGGTCATCTGGCGGTTAAATCACTAGATAAACCTATAAGCGAATCTATATTATTGAAGGGTGCTGTAGAGACGCCAATTGATTTTAAATTGATATGGAAAGGTGATAATGGCACTACCATTTGGAAACCGGTTCCCCCCGACGGCTACTTGGCATTAGGTGTCGTATTCAATAATTCCACGCTGAAACCTATACGTAGTAAATATGTCTGTGTGGCAATTGAATATGCCGACCAAGTAGATTTGGGTTCTATGGTATGGAATAATAAGGGTGCGAATGAAAATAATAAAGTAAGTTTATGGAATTCTCCCGACTTAAACTATATCATTGCGACACCTTCCTATAACCGCCCAAGTGAATTTGATAACCCAGTCTATAATATTAATATGGATGACAAAGATTATCTAGACCGACTCTATTTAGGTAAAGTTGCTAGCGACGAATTAGATAGTAGTTGCTTTATGGTATATCCCGAGACAGAAGGCACTAATAAAATTAAACAATATGATTTATCAGGTGTGATTGCTAACAAAGAAAATTACCAAATAATTAGTAAAAAGTTTGATGATATGGATAAGAAATGTATAGGCATACAACATTCATATTGGTCTCAATATGCCGTTGACGAAGCTTCGGTGGAAGCCGAAGCTTCGGTGGAAGCCGAAGCCGAAGACGATGCTTCGGTGCCAGTCTTGATGCCCACCGACAATAACGACGAATTCAGCAGCAATTGGTCTTTATTCAAAGGCAGTGGTGGCATGATTTCCATTAGATTACAGGGAAATCCCGCCTATTGTTTAACCGTGGACGATAAGGAAGAATTGGTAGTTGATAAATATTCGGCAGAAAAAAAGAATAAACAGTTGTTTGGGTATCAAACTGAAAATCGCCAGGATACTAAATTATTCCAGATTGATGGTGCGACGAAGGAATTTAAATGTGTTGCGAATATTGATGGGAAATTGAAACTGGAAACGTGCGACAATAAGAAAATAGAACAGCGTTGGGCCATCAATCAAGAACCACAACTATTATGTCTAACCAAGGGTAAAGTTGTATATATTAAAACAAAATCGCGGCGTGGGAAAACCAAATATACGGGAAATCGCATCGATTACACGAATTCCAATAATTTCCTAAAAGAATTCTATGATCGCGATTATTTCCATTATTACCTCAAGGGATTAATTGAAGAGGAAACCGATACAGAATGGAAAATAAAATTATATGGCAATTTAGGCTATAGAACTATAAATAAAATTGGTGGAGATATTATTCTCAATACGGTTCCCTATGTTAGCCAAGTACGAAAGGGAACCAAGGTATTATGTAAGCGTGGCGGATTTCTAAAGCAAGGCTATGTTGAATCTAATATGCGCTGGGAAGCTACTATATTAGAATCATTGCCGAATGAGAAATATAATGTGATATTCACTATCAATTCAATTGAGGCAAACATGAATCGGCAATCTCTTGGTCGCCCCCGCAAAAATCAATCGCAAATTATTGGTTTGACCGAAATGATCTTACAGAAGCGTATTGCCGGGTGCTAAGACGGCGTCATTATATTCTTCACATATAGTAAATGGGTCAAGTTTCCTCTAAGGGTGATGGAGATACGTGGGACGCAAATAATAATTCGAAACTTAATGCCGATGAACAAAAGAACCTCGATGATGAAAAAACTCGGAAAATGAAAGCATTGCTCGATAGTAAAAAGTTTGAATTATATAAAATGTTAGAATTATTCAATTTCTATGTTAATATGCGAATATTGGATAAATCGTTTATAATGAAAAATAATATTATCATTAATGAACTAGAAAAGGGTAATATTGCTCTGGAAAGTGACATGAAACAAAAAGATGAACTCTATCTCAAAAATATGCGCAACATAAAACATGATGTTGCCATAGTTAATAAAAATAAACAGCGTAACGGAATTCTATATATAATAAATATAGTGCTCGGTATTACTATGGCAATATTAGTGGCTATAGTCATATACCGTCGTCAAGTGGTGCCGTCGCCGAATTAGTCATTCCCGTATCTATCCAACTAATACCATTAAATAGTGTTCCTTGTTGATTGGATGAACCATATTTCTGTATCATATTTGCTTTTAATTCTCTTTTTGGTGGTGCCTTATGGTTGTTATACTCAGATAACAACCATTCCTTAAAAGTATAATACACTTCATCAATATGGAGTGGTTCGCCACTACTGTCTTCTTGTAATTTATCGGTGAAGAATTGGGAGTAGCAATCCGAATCATTCTTATAGGATTGTGTGTGTAGTTTTACTAGAGCGGGTTCAAAGATACCATTCTCTTTATAGGATTTGTAATATTGTATTACGATAAACATAAAGGCTTCGGCCCATTCTTTCAATTTTTCTGGCAGTTTCTTATCAATCTTAAATTCAGTGGGGTCATTCAGGTTGGGATTTTCGCGGAATTTAGAACTATACTGAACGACTCTAATACGTCGCCATGTACCATCACCGTTACCAGTTACTTCGGGCATATCATTACATATCAAAGCGAGTTTCATTTGTGGTTTAAATTCAATCGTGGTCTTATATAATGCTCTTGCTGATATTTTATCACCACCAGTAAGTTCCTTCATTAAACCAACATTAATTTTTTCACCTTTTTCGGGTTCCTGTAGAGTTCCGAACCGTTTTCCCTTGGTTTTAACCAATACAGGACTACAAGTTTCGGCTGGTGCTCTCTTTTGAGTAATAAGAGAACATGGTAATACCGTGCAGTAATCGCCGAAACCATTCTGGAATAATTCAATTAATTTACTTTTACCATTACCACCAGAACCCCACCAAATATGGAACTTCTCTTCGGTTATTTTACCATCAAGGAACGAAGCTAATAGATGCAACATATATTCACGAACATCCTTATTCGGCAGTACTTGCTGAACAAAGGTATTAGCTTCCTTAACGAGTTCATTATCTGATTCGAATTCTTCGTAATTAACTTGGGTGCTGAAACTAATATAGTCATCGTGTTTTCCTTTTCGGAATAAACCATGTTCCAGATCATAGACACCATTTTCAAATCCTATTAGATTTACATTGGTGTCTAATAGATCTTCGAACTCTTCATTATAGAACAATTCTATACATTCATCAACTATGCTTTTCTTAAAGGAATTACCTCGCAATTTCATCGTAATATCTAAGATTTTTTTTGAGCGACCTAACAACACATCCTTGTGGGCGTCATCATTGTCTCCTAGTTGTTGAATTTTGATGCCAATTTCCCCATTATATTTCATATACTCGTTTAGTAAATCAGTAGATAGTTTCTGTTTGACACAGATACCATCACATTTGATCCTCCATCGGTGGTCTATAAACTGATACCATGTTTTAGATTTACCATAGATAAAATCATCCTTATACATTTCATACATCACTTTAGCAATATCGTAGTGTGTCGATGACAAACTCTTATTTATCAAAGTCCGCAAATCATTCGCGGTTAATTCCCTATAGAGTTTTGGACTATCCTCCTTTGCCCACATATATAATGAACCAATACCGAGACCTTCGTGGTCCATATTTTCCCAGTCGTGTTCACATTCATCTTCTTCATATTTGGAAGATTTCTTACTAAACGAAATCCATGCTTTTAATAGGCGATGGTCTATGTTATGAAGACACCAGCCAACCTGAATCCATGTTTCATAGCATTCCGCCCTTTTCGGCAATAATAGGTCCACGAGTTTCTCTATTTTTTCCAATTCTTTATTGGTCGTTATGGTGTCGCCACGGAGTCGCTTTGGCGACCGTTTGCGTTTCCGTTTATTGACTTTATTACGTCGTATCCCTTTGAAATTGCCTGGCATAATATCGTAGTCCTTATCGAGCCCCTCCATCGCTTCATCGGCAAGCTCAATAAGATCTTCTTTGCCAATATTACGCAGACTAAGTAAATTAAGAAGTTTACTGGTGGTATATTTCGTATCGGGTTGCGTCAATACTTTATTACTATAGTTATACACCTTAGTAACTTCATAGGCTTCACAATTCGGTTTTCGACTACCATACATCTGCCAATTATTCTTTTCAATTACACAATTATCAATGACATCATCAATACTATTAATTTGACCAAGTTCATTGAATAAAGCTATCATCCGTGTATCGTGAATCGCTCTATAACGAAGAATATATTGGATGCGAGGAAAAGTTATAATGGATGGTATCATAATATGGATGCCATCTTTCACTAAATTCTTTTCTTCGACATATTTTGGCTTGGTTTTCTCTAAAACGAATATCTCTATATCTTCCAGATTTTCATCCACAATAGAATTAATATGGTCCATGTAGATATCTAGGAACTTATTAATAAATTCGCTTCCATATTGCCTTAACTTTTTTTCTGGCGGAAATCTAAAGTCAAGGTCAATTAGGATTGGTGCGAAATCTAGATGGCGTTCGGTTAGGTAAGCTTTGTTACCATCACGGAAGACACTGTTATGGTATAATTGGAGGAATTTATCATAACGTTTCTTATCTATAACATAGGACCCTGGATAACTAATGGGCATATTAGGAAGTGCTGTGTGGGTATATGGATTGTCCCCAGTCCGCTTATTCATATTAAGGAACCGTTCAAGTTCTAGTTGTGAACTCATTTTAGATTTCGCCATTTAATCTATACAATACATATAATTTTAAATGAATATAAATTAAATATCAAAATTCAAATTTTTTATTTTTATTTATTGCTTAATATATTTTTTTTGCCAATAATAACGAAAAAATATAAAATTGATAAAAATCATTGTTTGTTATTTATATTTAAATAAAATACCAAATAATATAACTATAAATAGTTATGTCTAATCTCGCTGTGAAACGAATTACGGGCGATATGAGGAATTACTATAAGAGTGGGCTAAACGATTGTGGTATCTATTGCGAATTCAATGAAGACAATATATATAAAGTTAAAGTTCTAATTATGGGTCCCGCTGATACACCATATGCCCATGGTAACTATTTCTTTGATTTAACCTATCCGGTTGATTATCCCATTAATCCACCAAAAGTCTTGTTGCGAACACAGGGGCTTAATGTTAGATTTAACCCCAATCTATATACGAACGGAAAAGTGTGTCTATCAATTTTAGGAACTTGGAATGGTCCTGGTTGGACTAGTTGTTGCTCGCTCAATACCGTTCTACTGTCTATTCAAAGTCTCATGAATGAAAATCCCATTCACAACGAACCTGGATGGGAAAATATTAAGGATTCGCGAAGTGATAGTTATAATAATATAATTCGGTATGCGAATGTAGCCATCGCAACTATTGGTATGATGGAAACCCCCGTTCCTAGATTTGAAGGGTTTCTACCAGTAATGCTGATAAATTTAATAAAAAATCGCAAGTATTTTGACGATTATTTACATAAACATAAAGACGATACAGAAAAAGAATTATATAGCCAAATATATCAATTACGAATTAAACCATACTACAATAACTTATTGTCTCGGTATACAACAATAATCGGAACTGAAGAGGCCGCGTCAGTCGTAAGGAAGACTAAAGCCGCAATTGCTGCCGCCGCAGCCGAAAAACGAGCAGCAGCAGCAGCCGCATCACAGCCACAAGCGGCCGCATCACAGCCACAAGCGGCCGCATCACAGCCACAAGCAGACGCATCACAGCCACAAGCGGCCGCATCACAGCCACAAGCGGCCGCATCAC